GGGAGATGACTAACATCACCTCCATTACAATTGGAGATATAACGTATTTGTCAGCGGACTTCGCTGTCATTGTCTACGCGGACTAAGGAGAAATTGTGGCAAAGTTTGTTGCTACTGATTACAACATCACAATCAATGGGACTGACTTCAGCTCGAGCTTAGCTGCAGCGACCCTTGACATCTCGGCTGCCGAGCAGGAAGTGACCGCCTTTGGTGACACTTTCGTTCAGCGCATCAGCGGTCTGAAGGATGCAAGCATTTCGCTTGACTTCCACCAAGACTTCGGTGCTGCTTCGGTTGACGCCACACTGTTCCCGCTTCTGGGCTCGAACGCTACTGTGGTCATCACGCCGACCTCTGGCGGTACTTCCGCAACGAACCCTGCTTATAGCGGTGTGTTCCTCTGCACCGAGTACCAGCCCTACGCTTCTTCTGTGGGTGACCTTGCAACGCTCAGCGTTTCATGGCCTCTCGCTGATGGCACGATTAGCCGAGGAACTGGCGCGTAACCCATGAATCCCATAAACCTACGCATTGAGTTCATCGACGGTTCATCAGCTGAGGTCACGGCTATTGCTGCTGATTTGATTGCTTTCGAGTCATACTTCGATTTGAGTGTGGCTCGCCTGGAGAAGGAGATTCGGCTCACTCACTTGTTCTTCCTAGCTTGGAGAGTTCTCAAGAGGACAAACCAAACGAAGGATGAGTTTGAGAAGTGGACTGAATCTGTTTCTTTGGTTACTGAAGCTTCCGCAAAAAAATAAAGGGGCTCGGTGAATCGAGCCTCCATTGGGAGATTGCGGCACTAGCAGTTGAAACGGGGATTAGTCCTCGTGAGCTGATGGAGCTGGAACCTCGCATGTTGTGGACGATGGCTCGCTATATTGTGGCGCGTTCTCAGTCCAAGAGTGGTAAGCGGGGACGCCGGTAGAATAGAAGTATTATGGCGCGACAGACTCGAGTTGGTGGACTTCCCGGATTCGTTGTTAGCGCCGAGAATCTTCAGGTTGTTTTGAAGGAGTTGAAGACTCTAGAACCTGATCTCCGCAAGAATCTTGTGGCGGATATGAAGCGTGACGTGAAGCCGATTGGTACGGATTTGCTGTCGAAGATTCCCGGCCCTGCGCCCTTGAGCGGTTTTTCTCCATCAAAGGGTGACTCTCCTTATATCTGGCGGAAACCTCGGATGACGGTGAAGACTCCGTTCGCTAAGCGGGCGAAACAGCCGGGTACTTATCCTGTTGTGTCGATTCAGTTCAATGATCGTCGCCCTAATGCTGGTTTGTCGATTTTGGAGTTGGCTGGTACTCGCAACATTGGTAAGGCGAAAGGTGGGTTGACTCCGCAGGGTGCTGGGATGATTCAAGCGCTTGATAGGCGTTTCCCGGTGAAAAAGGGCTTGGGGCGTTTCGTTATCCCTGAGTTCAAGGAGAAGCAGGCTCAGGCCACAAGGATTGCGGTGGGTATTTTGGAGCGTTACGCAGCGAAGGTGAACCGGAGGCTCAAGTGAGTATCAATCTTCCTATTGTTTCAAAGTTTGACCCGAAGGGGTTGCAGCAAGCCCAAGATGGGTTGAAGGCTTTTGGGCAAACCTCGAAAGATGTTGCTGCTGGTGCTGCGAAAGCTTTTGGTGCTGTTGGTTTGGCGGTTGGTGCTGCCGCGACTGGGCTTATCGTTTCTTCGGTCAAAGCCTTTTCGGAACTTGAGCAAAATCTGGGCGGTTCGGAAGCTGTCTTTGGTGACTATGCGTTAGATCTGCAAGACACTGCCTCGCAAGCGTTCAAAAATCTCGGCATTTCCACCTCAGATTATTTGTCAACTGCGAACAAGATGGGGTCATTGTTCCAGGGCTCGGGAATTGAGCAAGTCAAGGCTCTGGAGATGACTGAACAAGCTATGCAGCGTGCAGCTGACATGGCTTCTGTTATGGGTATTGATATGAGCATGGCGATGGAGGCCGTGACGGGTGCTGCTAAGGGTAACTTCACCATGATGGACAATCTTGGTGTTGCCATGAACGCAACCTCGATTGAAGCCTTCGCTGCAAGCAAGGGCATGGATGATTTCCGTTTCGCCACTGCTACTGCTGCTGAAAAGTCTGAGTTGGCTATGCAGATGTTCCTTGAGAATACTGAACAGTATGCGGGAAACTTTGCAAGAGAAGCAACTGAAACAATCTCCGGTTCGCTCGGAATGTTGCAAGCCGCTTCGAGCAGTTTGCTTGCAGGCTTAGGTGATGCAAACGCTGATGCCCAGCAACTCGCAACAAATGTTGTCGATGCATTTTCTGCTGTTTTGGACAATGTTGTTCCAGTGGTCGAGCAGATTGCTGAAACCTTGCCTTGGGCTCTCGGGAGCATGGTGGAGTCCAGCGGCCCGCTTATCGAATCTCTGACCGGAGTAATCGTGGGTTTGATTCCCACACTTCTTGAGGCGGGGATTCAGGTCATTGAGGCGTTGTTGCGGGGCATTATGGACACATTGCCTCAGCTTATGACGGTATTGCCTACTGTGGTTCAGTCACTCGCGGAATCGTTCACGTCGCTGTTACCTCTCTTGATTGAGGCGGGAGTTGAGAGCATCGTTGCTCTTGCAGAGGGTATTGATAGAACTCTGCCGAACCTTATCCCCACCTTGGTTGAGGGATTGATTGCAGCTCTCGATGCTCTTATTGCCTCTCTGCCTTTGCTCTTGGATGCGGGCATCAAGATATTATTTGCACTGATCGACGGGATTTACGCTTCGCTCCCTATCTTGATTGAGGCGTTGCCTGAGATTATCAATTCAATCAGCACGTTCTTGATTGACGCGCTACCACAACTCATTGATATTGGGCTCGAGCTTTTCCTTGCTCTTGTGGAGGCGTTACCGGAAATCATCACAGGGATTGTTAGCGTGATTCCTGACATTATTGATGGGCTTCTCGTCGCTATTTTGGGTGCTTTGCCGCTACTTATTAGCGCGGGCATAGATTTGTTTTTTGCGCTTGTGGAAGCAATGCCGGAGATTATTATCGGCATTGTTGGCGAGATTCCAAAAATTATTACAAGCATTCAGGCTGCGGTTATCAGCTCGGCTCCGGAACTGATTATGGCTGGTATCCAGTTATTCCTTGCGCTTATAGCCGCGATGCCGGTAATCATTGTTGAGATTGTAGGCGCAATCCCTCCGATCATTGTTGCAATCGTTGAAGCAATCATAGAGTCGGTGCCGAAACTTATTGAAGCCGGTGCCGAGCTGATTAGGGGTCTTTGGCAAGGCATCAAAGACATGGGTGGCTGGTTGCGGGACAAAATCAGTGGGTTCTTCGGTGGTGTGGTCGATGACATAAAAAACTTCTTTGGGATTGCGTCACCCTCGAGGGTGTTTGCGGAGATGGGTAAGAACCTTGGGCAAGGTATGGCTGAGGGAATCGTTTCTTCGACGAAGGATGTTGAACGTGCGATGGATGGCATGATGAGTGCTTCTTCTGGCTCGCTTCCTGGTATGGGTTCGACGATGGCGATGAGTCCGATGGGTGTCGGGTCTGTTGGTTCCGGTGGCGGGACTGGTTTTGTGGCTGCTGGTGGAAAGAATGTCTACAACATCACGGTCAATGCCGGTGTCGGAACTAATGGTTCTCAGGTAGGGGAACAGATCGTCAATCTGATTCGCAAGTACGAGCGGACTTCTGGCCCTGTGTTTGCGAGGGCGTAATGGCGGTAACAGTTGAGCTTGGCCTGAGCAAGGCTTTCACTCTTGACGACCCTGTGGCTGGTGTTATCGGTTCGACGGAGTTCACGATTGGTGGTGTGAGCTTCGAGGACATTACGAATCGTGTCCGGTCTGTGTCTATTGGGCGCGGGAAGAACCGTGACCTTGACCGGTTCAACGCTGGTGTGCTCTCTGTCGAACTGAACAACGAGGATAGGACTTTCGACCCGCTCTATACATCCTCACCGTTCGCGGGCAACATTGTGCCTCGTCGTGACATTCGTGTTATCGCGGAGGGCACAGCGATTCAATATGTTGGCAAGGTTCTTGACTGGAACTTCTCTTACGAACCGAACGGTAGACAGCTCGCATCGTTGCAGGCTGCCGATGGGTTCACATTTCTGGCGCAACAGGATTTGACTCCTGGAACAGCCACAGCACAGCTGACGGGTGCTCGCGTGAACGCGGTGCTCTCGCAGGCTTCCGTGGACTGGCCTGTCGCGGATCGTGACATTGATACCGGTAACAGCCAACTCGGTACTGACGTGTTCGATGGGAACGTGCTCACCTATTTGCAGAAGGTGGAACAGTCTGAGGGTGGGTTGTTCTTCATTGATAAGCAGGGGCGGGTGGCTTTCCGTGACCGGCTCACAACACCAACGGTGGATAACGTGACGGTGTTTTCGGATGTGGCGGGGTCCGGTATCCCGTTCGCTCCTGCAGCACTCGATTACGGTACTGAGCAACTTTATAACTCGGTGACGGTGACTTCGCCTTCTTCGACAGCGGTTTCGGAGGATGCTTTGTCGCAGACCCGTTATGGCATTGCAGCTATATCCGTGGATACGCTCATTGATGACGCTGACACAGTGAGCGGTTTGGCTGATTTGCTTCTTTCCAGATATAAGGAGCCGGAGCTTCGTTTTCAGCAGATTCGTGTCGATGTGGACAAGATTTCACCAGCTCAGCGTTCCACAGTGTTCGGTTTGGAGATTGGTGATGTTGCTCTGGTGCAGATTACTCCTGGGAATCCTCCGGTGGGGTCGCAGATTGAACGTTATGGCCTGATTATTCAGATTGCCCATGAGGTGTCACCGGATGAGCATTTCATCACGTTCGGTTTGGGCTCGTTGCAGACTTCGTTGTTCGTTATTGGGGATGCGGAGTTCGGTACAATAGGAACAGACGCTCCAGGCGTTTTGGGTTTCTAGGAGGCATGGATTTTGGCTGGTGCAGGGTTCAAGACCTTTG